TTAGGACACCACGTTGCAGCAGTTTCAACTAACCCACCAGATTCGCAAGAATTTGGTTGTGCTAAGTTGTTTTCCCAGAAAACTATTCACAAGATACGTGAGTTGTTTGCTGAGAAAGTAGATTTCGCAGTGCAGATGTCAAAGAATATGACAGAAGGATCAATTACACGAATTGATGCTAAGGTATTTAGCTCGACTCCAAACAAGACGAGTTATGTACCTTCATTGGTTAATGGTGTATTTGAAATTACACGTGCACCAGCGAATTTGGCTGTTTATGGTGAAGATACTCTTAAGATTATGTCCCAGAGAAATGGATATAGGAAAGTAGAAGCTATCGATGAGCATGCTTTGGTGTACGCTGAAGCATATATTGAAGGGATTTTACCTACTGTAGGAGTTTTGAAGTCCGAAAAGGAAGTTGTTTTAGGCAATGGAAATATTGGACGAATAGACCCCAAGACTAGTGTGGGACACGGATTGAAGGGAGAGAAAAGTGATTATCTTGATTTTGAGAATGGATTGATCAAACCCGTTATGAAAGAGAAAGTGCAGCAGTTCTGTGAAGAAGTTGTCGCAGGTACGTACAAGTTTGATACGTACTATACGGAGACTATGAAAGATGAATTGAAGAACGTTGCAAAGGTAGATAGTCCTAGAGTTTTCAAAGCAGGACCGTTGATGCTGACGCTGATATATAGGTTTTTCTTTGGTGAGATGATGGGACGTATTTCTGATGAACGTTTGACTAATGGTATAATGGTTGGTATTAATCCCTTAGGCTTTGAATGGGAGCGGTTTGCTAAGGCAATGCTGTCTTTTTCCCCGCATTTTTTCGATGGAGATTGGAAGTGGTGGGATATTGGCATGCTGACCCAAGCTCAACAACGAGCTTTGAGGCAGTTGAAGTCAAAGACCTTTAGGCTTGTACATTACCTTCTTTTTAATTCCGTTTTTGGGACGAACCTAGAACCAGAGCAGTATGAGCGCGTATGGGACATGTGTGCTGTGTTGTTGTATATGACTCCTACTATTACAGGTAGGTCCGCATACATAACTACACACTCCATGCCTTCAGGATGTGCCATTACGGCATTTTTCAATTCCCTAGTCAACAAGCTGTATGGCCCATACATTTTTTATGTTTTGCATGTACGTGAGTTTGGTGTTTCACCAAAGATGAACATGTATAGAGAGAACGTGCGTGATTTTGTCTATGGAGATGATAAGGTTACGGCAGTTAAGGATGCTGTGAAGCGCTGGTATAATGGGCCCGCTTTTGCGACGGTAGCTAGAGAAATGGGGTTAGATTTTACCCCTGCCGACAAAGGAGCCTGGCAGTATGATACCAGGCCTTTATTTGATTGTGGATTCCTCAAAAGAGGATTTTACTTTCATACCAGGTTAGGAAAGATTGTTGCACCGCTAGAAGTGGTGTCGATGCAAGGAACGTTGAACTATGTGAGTGATGGATTTAGAAACGAGGAGTTATCTATCGTTAAGGTCCAGAATTTCCAGAGGGAAGCATTTTTGCACGAACACCATTATGAAGGCATGATGAAACATGTCAAACAATTCGTTGCCAGTCGAGGACTTGTCGTAGATTACTTGAGTGAAGATTATTTAATTAAGCTTTATCTTAAGGATGAATACGGTGATTACTTGCGGTTAACGTAGATGTTAACGAAGGAGACCTAGAATAGGTATTTAGATTTTATTTTTTGAAAATGTATATACGACACCCCCTACCCTACACCTCTTATGTATTATTTCGACAATAGTATGTTAAGTGTGGGATGTTTGTTTAGTTTATAGTTTGTTTTTATGTGAATATTCCTAATTAGATCTGTTGTTTTTGAGTTTATTACATCATTAACGGGTTAGTATAGTAGCGCCTTACGAGGATATATGAAGCCCTGTTCCATTTTATTTTCTTTTAAGGTGGACTAGAGAACCCCCTTTAGTGCGTTTGTTTAGCACGATTCTCGTTTAGTAGTTGATATAACATGTATAGTTTTAATAATAGTAATAGTACGTTTGGAGAAGATATGAGTATGGGAGTTAAGTTGTCGTCCCGAGAAGTGACAGCCGTATCAGAACGGAATGGTCGAGTTACCGATCATACCGTGTCAGATAATGTTATTCAAGAGAGCCCGTGGACCTTGAATAACATGTTGGAAAGATATGCTTTCCTAGATACATATCCGTGGTTGTCCTCACAGACATCCCACACTGTATTGAAGAAACTTAGAGTTCCACAAGACCTTTTGACCACGACAATTTCCGCTGCGCCGTTTAGCAGTTTCATCTACTGGAATGGAGATGTAGAGATTAATTTTCAGATTACCTCTACCCCTCTAACTCAGGGTATGCTTGCCGCTGTCTTTGTACCACTGAGCGCAGAGCGTTTTATCGATTCGACCATTGTGCCGAATTTCTCAAATGTCTCTATTAATCAAGTAGTCTATCTGTATGCAAATACAAATACTGCTGCTAAGATGCTCATTTCTTACAATTCACCGCAGGCCTACCTCGACCTAACGGTTGATGCTGTGACGACGCGTAATGCGTTGGGTTATTTATACCTGGTGGTATTTAACCCTATTGAACTAGCTGCAACAGCTTCAGACACGAGTTCTGTGAGTATTTTTACTCGCTTTTTGAATAACAAATTCAAAGTACCTCGCGTGTCTCAGTCTTTTTCAGCTAGACCTCAATCTATGGCAATGGTTGGACAAGTAGCCGCCTCAATACTTACCCAACACAAGTCAACACCAGCCAGTGGTACGAAATCTGTGCTTCGTACTATCTCGGATAAACTCATCCCTAAGGGACTTTTTAGCGATGTGTTGGACTCAGCATTGGGAGCATTTGGTCTTGACAAACCAACTGATCCCAATCTGAGCCCACCATCATTGCTAATGGGAACTCAAAGAATGAATTTTGCACAGGGAGTGGAGAACATCGACAAAATGACATTGTTCCCAGCACAGACGTTTGAAACGACTGCTGAGACCTTTGCCACCACTGCCGATGAGATGGATATAAATTTTCTCAAGAAGAAGTACTCTTACTTGGGATCATTTAAATTCAACACGACAACACCAATTGGAACTGTTATCGCCAGTTGGCCTATTTCCCCTATTCCGACTGATTTTGTTAATATGGGAGTGTCGCAGACCAACTTGCTTTCTTATATTTCAGTGCCTTTCCAGTTTTGGAGAGGTTCATTGAACTATAAAGTACAGGTTGTTTCTACGTCATTCCAGACTGGAAAGATTTTCTTTGCTTTCAATATGAACACATTCACCCCGGCTTCAGGTCTTACAATAGGCCAACTCACCTCCCAGTATGGTCAGGCATACGAGATCAACCAAGGGTCTAATGAGATTGAATTCTCAGTCCCCTATGTTGCTAATACCCCCTACCTTGACGTACCCAACTCAAATATTCCATCGCTGGAAGATACAGTTGGTATGATCAATGTAGTGGTTATTAATCCTCTCGTTGCGCCTAACAATACACCCATCCAAATCACCCTCAACGTTTTTATTGCTGGAGGGGATGACTTTGAACTAACTACTTTGACTCAGTCAAATAACTTGGTTCCTGTTCAGCCCGTTCAGCTAGCTTTATTCGAAGAGGATTTTGTGGCGATTCGTG